GCGGCCGCTGAAAGACCCGCCGTGAAATTATCCCAGGCGCTGCCGTTGTCGTACCAAATCTCGCCGGTGTCATAGGCAAAGTATTGGCGGCCGGGCATGCCGAAGGCAGGGAGATCCGCGTATAGGCCATAGGCGATCACGGTTGCAAGAGTGGTCATCAGCTCTCCTTAAAGGACATAGATCACGTCGCCGTTCACATAAATGATGTTGCCCAGGGCGTCGGTCAGGACGGATGAGCCAGTGGGGAGAATCAGCGATCCGGTGACCGTCACCGCGGCCGATCCCGATGCCGAGCCGTCTGCCACGCTGGTGGCCGTGATCGCGTGGCCGCCGCCCATCGTCGGCGCGGAGTAGTTGCCGCTCGCGTCGATAGTGCCGACCGTCACGTTGCCGCCGTTGATGCCATCCACGGCCCAGGTTACGTTGGGGTTCGCATTGTTCAGCACCACCGCCGAGAATTGCTGCGTTGCGCCGGCCGCCACGGTTGCGCTCAACGGGGTCACATTCACGACGACAGGCACCGCCCCAGCGCCGGAGCAATAGAGCGCGAACACATCCGCCAAGCCGGGCCAGACATCGTCGGAGCTGAGGCCGTCGCCGAAGGTGATATGCACCACGTTGTCTGCATCCAGATAACAGGTGTTGACACCGTGAGCCGGATGGCCGTTGTCGGGATAGTCCCATCCGCTGGTGCCCACCATGGCCTGCAGCGTTTGGCCGTTGGTGGCGGCGGCCGGCAGCTCAAGAGTGGATCCGTCCGCAACGCCCAGCGCGCAGCCCACGCCGAATATCTGGCCGGTTCCAAGCGTGCACTGCATCCAGGTACCGCCGCCAAGAGTCTCGGTGGTGACGGACCCCATATTGTTTTTCCAGGCGAAGACCAGCACGCTCGCGTTGCCGTGCCAGACGTTGCCCGCGCCGTCTTTGTAATTCAGGTGCACCACCTGGGCGTCATCGACGTACGCGCCAACCCAGTGCGCATGGTTGCCGTTGCCGCCCACACCATCGTGTGGGTAGGCCACGGCGAACATCTTACTCGTCGAAAATCCAGCGGGCAGCTCGATGGTGAAGCTGCCGTCCCCGGCCACGGTTCCCTGGCCAAAGCAAATCTCCTCGCCGCCGTCGAGCGTGAGGTTGAGCCAATTCAATCCGCCCGATGCCGCGGGCACGTCGGCGCTCAGCCAGGTGAGCAGCGCAAAGTTCGTTTGCCCATTCCACACGTCGCCCGAGTTATCGAAGTAATTGAGAGTCAGGCCGAGCGTGGCGCCCACCGCGCAAAGGCCGACGACGTTCATGTCGTTCTGCGTATAGAGAAATCCCGCTGGGCCTGCCCATCCAAAGACGTTGGCGGGAGGAAAGCCTGTCGAAGGCAGTTGCGCCACGCTGCCGCTGGGCTGCTGCCCCGTGACAAAGGCGAACTGGCCCGCGGCCAGCGGAATATTGGTGAACTCCTCGCTGTTGCCTGGATCGCTGCCGGGAACGCTGGGCCAGCCGGCTTGCGTTGGATCGCTGGTGTCGTAGAAAACGTCTTCGTTGTAAGGCCCGAGTGAAAATTCGATTTCGCCGCTGTTCTCACTCGGCGTCAGTGCGATCGCGCCGGCGCCGCCGCCGGCCGCGCAGGTTGGCGGAAAGATGGAGAGCGGGTCCAATACTTCGTAGTCTCCGGCGTATGGATAATTGGCGGTGGTGTCGATGGTGACGCGATCGCCCGGCCGCACGGCGCAGGCAAGATTGCCATACGCGTCTCTGGCAAACATCGAAGTGCGCAAGGCGACGCGCGGAGGCGTCTGATATGGCGACGCAAGCTGACCGTTGGCGCCTGTTGTGTCCAGCCCCAGCAGCCTATCGCGCTCGTAGGTGGTCAGGCGGCTGGCTTGATCCCAGGTGCAGGTTGCGAAATCGAGGCTCTGCTTGGTCTTCTCGCGCTGCCGTGGAATGCCCAGGCCGATGACGCCTCGCGCCAGCATGTTGGCCTTGTGCCAAAACTCCGGCGAGCGCTCTTTGAAACGCGAATAGAGCAGCCCGCAGCCACCCACCGCGCCAATGCTGGCCGGAGGGTTTTCTCCCGAGGCCACAAGCACCAGCGTCGTCGGATCGATCTCGTCTGCCAAACCTGGGTTGATCACGTCAGGCACGCTCAGCACTTGCCACTGCCCGTCATACGGCGAGCTGGTGCCGCCGATGGCCATCCAGTCGCCGGTCTCGAATGGATGCGGCTCGACGGTGGTGAGCGTCCAACCAACGATGGAAGCGATTTGCGAGCACTCCGGGATGAGTAGATCGCGGAAGTTGGCGACGTAACGGTTGGCGCTCTTGGTCAGCACCTGGTCGCTTGCATTCCATGAGCCGGGGAGGATGTGATTGCGGCTAAAAGTGAAGACGCTGGAACGCGGCATGTCGCAATTGAGGCCGATCTTGCCCGCATACTCCGAGGCGAAGCTGCGGCAGTTGAGCAGGATCTGCTCAAGCACGGCCTGCAGGCTGGTCTGCGCGCTGAACGCGTAGTTGCCTTCAAAACGCCGTCTGCCATTGGCCAGGAACTCGTCGAAGTACGCGGCGGCAGCGGAGATCGGTCCCCAGTCGAAGCGGTTCTGTACGGCGCTGGGCAGCGGGTCAGGCCCGAGGGCAAGATCGAGGCCGAAATCGGGAAAGATTTTGCGCCGCAGCAGCACGTCGACGAAGTGCCACGCGGGGTTGGTGGTGAACGCGTAGCCGGTCTGGTTTCCCTGATCGTCGAACAGACGGCAGCGCAGCGCGCGCCATAGGCCGATGGGCGCAATGTCAGTCCATTGGCTGGGATCGTTCTGATGGGTGTTGGTCTGGTTTTCGATGGCTTGTTTGCGATAGAGCGAGTAATACGCGATGCGCGAGTAATCGAGCATCTGAATGGCCGGAGGAAACAGCGGCCAGAGAAGATCGAGGCCCTGATCCGGACCGCTCGACGAGGGAGTGGTGAGGCCCGAGCCGATGATCGAATCCGCGCCGCGATGGAAGTTGAAGGCGAACGCGGCGCCGCCATCGAGCGCCTTGGTCCACTGGATCGGAGAGCCTATCTGCTTGAAGTTTGGAGGCGGCGCCGGCACGTTCCCTCGCCATGCCAGAAGATCGTTGATCCACAGTTCGATGGGTCCGTCCCACTCGCCATGTCCCAGCAGCCACATGCCCGCGCGCCAGTAATCGCCCACCTGGTCGCCGGTGTTGAGCAGCTCGTAGTACGCCGAGCGTTTGCCCGTGGCCCAGGCATAGCCGTACGTCAACGGGATCGGCGTGCCGGTGGTCTCGCTGGCGGAGCTGGTCTGAGTTGTGGAGGCATTCGGCATTAGATTACGCGCCTCCGGTTGACAACGTTCTGCGCGGTGGCGGCGGCGGCCTCGCCGTAGTTTTTCTCGTAATCGTTCATCACCACCATGATGCGTTCAAGCACCTGGCACGATGGAAAGCTGTAGCTGCATTCCGTGGATTCAGTCGACCCGCAGCGGGGCCCGCCCCATTGCAGTTGGCAAGTCTCGCAGTAGATCTCCAGCGGCGTGTCTTCCTGCGAAGGGTTCAGAAGCTGCATTCCCTTGAGCTGCAGCGTGTCCACCCCCACGTCCTCAACGGTCAGCGTGCCGTGCACCTCAAGCCACGCGGCCTGAGCATCCATCTGGTAGCAGCGGTAGACGAAGAACGCGCCTTCCAGTGCACTGGCGCGCAGCAACTTTTCGACATCGCGGCTCAGCGTGTCTCCGCTCAGGTTCTGCACCACGAAGTTGCCGATGTCTGTCAGCAGCGAACGATGAAAGGTGAGCTTGGGCACGCTCAGCAGCCACGGCTGCCATTCGACGACCGAACCTTCGCCCGCGTCGAGTCCAAGGCCGCCACCGCCACCGCCGCCACCGCCGCCACCGCCGCCGCCACCTTCACTTGCCGGGGTGTAATAGACCGCGAGCGCCGGCGTGCAGCTCAGCGTGGCGGTGCAGGTCGGATAGGGGCCTGGGTAAACGCCGGTGCCTGCGCTGTCACTGACCTCGGCGCCCATCTCAAATCCAACCAGTGCGGCCGCTGAATCGCCGACGGATGAGCCGGAATACTGGGCGGAAGGCAATCCGCTCAGGCCCCCTCCCGCAAAGGCGCTGAGACTTCCCGGATAGCCGGCCAGGCACTGCAGTACCGGCGCGAAGGGAGAGGCCCCGACGACCGCGCCTGCCGCAATCATCGTGGGTATGATTGCGTTAATGACGGCCCCGGCCGGCAGAGTCGGGAGAGACCAGTCGCCTACGAGTTGCGTGTCAGACCAAGGCGACACGGGGTGGCCATCTACTATATCGGCATACATTCCCGCGACGGTGATGGATGCGGTGACTGGACTTTTTATGACCCACGCCACAAGCTGGCCTGCGGGGATTGAGATAGGCGGCGCGAATGTGGCGTCTGCCTCCGCCTCCGCCGCTGCCAGCGCCGCGGCTGCCGCCGCCGCTTGTGTCGCCAGAAGCACCGATGGCGCATAAAGCTTCCGATCGGCCCAAAAGTAGAGGTTGCCATTCACATCCAGCACTTCGAGCAGATTGGCCGGAGCTACGCCCGTGCGCGCTCCGCCCACGGCCTTGAGCGTTGGCGGATACGCGATCATCGCATGACCTCCAATGCGTACCAGCTCACGTTGGTTCCACTCGACGCTTCGTTCTTGGTCCCGTCGCAGACGACTTGAACACGATGGATATCGAGCGGCATGGACTGATTGGTGAGCACGATCTGCGGACCCATCGCCTCGGCGGCATAGAGATCGAGCGTCACCAGGAAGACGCCGTCGACGTACACGTCCGCCTGCCCCATTGCCGGGCCTTTCAGCATGTAAAGCCTGAAGCCGTAGCCGCGATATTCATACTGCGCCCAGTCGCCCAGCGTGCCCGCATCGTCCATCGTTGTGTAGGCCGTCGTCGTGGGCAGCGGAACATGCTCGGTGCCCACGCTGCCGGCGACGGCCGTGCGCGCCGTCTCGGTCCAGGTTCCGCTGGTGGCCAGCTTCTGGTCGCCGAAATCGTTGGCAAGAAAAAACGCGATCGCATCGTCCGCCCAGTCGCTCGGATATTCGAGCATGGCCTGCTGCGGGATCTCCTCGAAAGTGGCGCCCTGCACGGTCCACATGCCGTTGCCGGTCTCGACGGGAATGATTTCAGAAGTGAAGCGGCCGACATATTGGCGCCCTCCACCGTCCCAATCGACGATGGTGAAGAAGCCATCTTCATATTGCTCGAAGTACCGCTTCAGACGCTGCACGCAGGCCCAAGTGCGCGTGGTCCAGGTCAGCGAGAAGACGTGGCCGGTGTTTTGCGTCTCGCGCGTCCAGGGCGTTCCACCCACAGCCTTTTTCTGCAGCTTGGTGCTGGTGCGTTTGCGTGTGAAGCCGTAATCCGGCGTCATCGAATCTTCGATGTCTTCAGACCAGGTCGTCGTCGGATTGAGGATGTCGGATGCGGGCATTACATGCCACCTCCGGAGTTTTCGGCGTAGCTGTCGTTCACCGCGGAGCGAATGTTGTGCTTGTACTTGCCCAGGAATTGCGAGACGCCCTGGGCGTCGATCGCGTGGACGTGGAGATGCACGTCGCCCATTGGCGCTTGCGTGGGCATCTTGCTGCCCGATTCCATGGCCTGTGTGATGCGCTCATTCTGGTCGCTGGGAATGATGCGCTCGCCCGCGTGATTCAGGTTCCAGCCCGTCGCAGGAACCGAGTCCGACCCAATATCGTAAGAAGCGCCCTGGGCGCTATACATGCTGCGCCCGGCGCGCTGTTCGGCGGTCAGCTTGCCCTGGGCCTGCTCGATCTCTGTTTTGATGGTGTCGTTCCAGTAGGACATCGCGCTGGGCCCCATGGAGCGGATCGCCGCCCAGGACGTGGTCTTGAGCCCCTGAAAATCCTGATAGATGTCTGTGTACGCCATGCCGCCCTGGTTATAGGAATCCTGGTCGGAGACGATCTTTGGACGCACATTCTTGAGATCGTAAACCCGCGCTTTCTCGCGGCCGCCAATCCCGATCGCTCCCACGATAGCTCCGCCCGCCGCGCCGATCGCCGCGCCCATGGGGCCGCCCAGAGCCATGCCCAATTGCATTCCGGCCATAGCGCCCTGCAACGCACCGCCCACGCCGCCGTTGCCCTCGACGGCCGCGTACATCCCCAAGCCGCCTGAAATCGCGCCGCCGGCGTTTGCGCCGATACCGCCGCCGCCCATCATGCCGCCGTTACTGGCCGCGCCGCTGCCGGCCTTGGCGCTGGTAAAGCTACCGTCCGCGTTGAGCGTGCCTTCCGGAGCGGTGCTTTGCGTCTCCGCCAGGCCGCTGCCGCCGCTGGAAGCCGAGCCGCCGGCGAACATGCTTGCTCCTTGCTTGAAGAGCCCCATGCCCTGCTGCACGTCGCCGATGACGCCGCCAACGCCACGCTTCTGCGGATTGAAGCCGCCCATCCCTCCGGCGAAGTTCGGCGTTGCCCCAGCTCCGCCACCGCTGCCCGCGCCCCCCGTGGGAAGCGAGCCGCTGCCCGTGCCTGAATAGCCACCTGAATAACCGCCCGAATAGCCGCCTGAATCGCCGCTGCCGTAGCTTCCGCCGCCGCCGCCAAAGCCGCCGCTATAACTGCCCGCTTGAGAAGCGAAGCCGCCGCTCGCTCCTGAAGTTCCCGGCGTGAGGAGAGATGTGCTACCGCCTGCGCCGCTCCATCCCCCTCCCGTCCCGGAACTCGTGGCTGCGGCGACGCCGGTTCCCCCGCCGGTGAACGTCGCGCTGCCAACAGAGATTGTGGCCTGCTGCACGCTGAACGCGCCTTGCGCCGTCGCATGCGTGCCGTGGCCCGCGGGAGTTCCCGCAAAGGTCCCGCCTGCGCCAGGCATTTTCTTTCCGCCGAAACCGAAGCCGCCCAAAACATCGGAGAGAATGCCTTGCGGCAAGCCTGTATCCGGACTGCCCGCGCCGCCTTTGCCGCGCTGCTGCATTCGCTGCACCAGAGACGCCGCGGCCTGGCTTGCAACCTTTTCGCCCATACCCTCCAGCATCTTCAGCGGGTGGTCCATGCCCTTGAACAGAGTGTCGAACTCGCCGGCCATCTTCTGCCGCGCTTCGGTCGCAGCCTGCACCATCTCCGCGTTGGCCATCTCGGCGGCCGCGGCCGCGCGCCGGTTGTAATCGTCCTGCGAAATCTCCTGCGCGTCCAGCTCCTGTTTATATTTCAGCAGCCGCTCGTCGTACTCGGATTGGATCGCGGCCGTCTTCTGTTTCTCGGCGCTGAGGAATTTCACGCGCGCCTGTTCTTCAAGCTGGGCCGTCTCTTGCGCGTTCTTCTGTGCCAGTTCTGCAGCCTGCCCAGCCGCTCCGGCGTTGATTCCAGCGGTGCCACGAGCGAGATCCTCGGGGCGTCCGCCTTCTTTCTGGTATTGCTGATTCAGCTCGCGAATCTGGTCTTGCGCGTCGGCGCGGATGCGCGCAAAGCCTTGCAGCTCGCGGTTGGCGCTGCGGCTCACGATCTCATCCACGCGGGCCTTGAACGATTGATTCAGCTCGCCGATCTGCTGCGCGGTCTGCTTGTTGATCTCGTTGACTTCGGCCAGGCGTTGGCCCGGATCGAGCTGCGAGTTCGGATCGTTGACGACTTCGGCGACCTTGTTCTTGCCCTCTTGCTGTATGCGCGCCGCTCCGGAGAGCCCGGCAAGCTGCGTCTGCTCGCGCATCTGCTGGATTTTGTGGTTCTCTTCGTCCAGCCGCTTCATCTGCTCGTTGTGGAACCTGGTCTGGACATCGTTGACAGCCTGCGGCGTGGCGATGCCCCTGCGCTTCAGATCATCAATCGCGGCGGCTTCCTGCGCGTGGTAGAGAGCTGACCCGCGCAGCCCGGACTCCAACGCCTCTTCGTGGATCCGCGCCAGCTCCTGTGCTTGGGACTTGGCGTCGCCGCCGTTTTTCTTATTTTGGCTGGCCAGCTCGGTATTCGCCTTGATGGTGGCCGTGGTAATGGCGAGCCGTTCATCGTCTTGGCCCGCATCCTGCGCGGGATGATTCCCGTAAGCCGACTCTTGCTCGTTCGCGAACCGACGCTTTTCATCAGCCTCTGCGATGGCCTCCATAATTGCAGCATTGCGCTTTGCCAGAGGGCGATCCTTCTCCGGCGCGGCCTGCACGCCCGCTTCGCTCTGCGCCTGAGCCGCCTTTAACAAGTCCTCTCTATGCTCGTGCTGCTGCTCGGCGAGTCTGACCTCTCTGAGCCTGTCTGAGATTGCTTGCTGGTCGAAGCCCTGCTTGGCCAGGTCGTTAGCCTTACGTTGCTGAGACCACGCCGTCATCAATCCACCGGCCCCTGGCGCGACCAAACTGAGCGCTTGCCACCAGTTTGAAGTCTCGTATTGAGCCTTTTTCGCTTGCTCGGCGAAGTCCTTCGCCGAGGCGGCGGCCTCGTTAATTCGCAACCGCGTCGTCTCAATCGAATGCGTGTTTCCAAACTCCTCGTTTTTTGTTTTTTCGTACGCCGCATTATAGTCGTCGGCGGCTCTTTGGAGACCGTGAAAGTGTTCCCAAACTTTCTCTATGCCGCTGAGCAACGCGCCGAAAATCATTCCGCCGATCTGGATCGTTCCAAGCGCAATCATCGCGGTAGTGAGCGAGCCCAGCGCGGCCTTGGCAATCGAACTCTGCGCGATCATCGACTGCATGGCGCGCGGGATCCTGATGCCGAACTCTTCAGACAGGAGACGCGTTTTCTCACGCGCGCTCAGAGCCGCCCCCCCGGCTTGCTCCATGCCCTGTTTCATCTGCTGTCCAGACGTGGCGCCGGCAGCCCCGAGCTTCTTCAGGTTCTGTTCGACGCCCGCGACCGCCGCGCCGGAGTTGGCGTCGACCACGTTGATCGATATCTGGACCGCGCTGGTTTCTACCGCCATGACTGATCCCTGACCCCTGACCTCTGATCCCTGTCATTACGCTTTCTTGCGCTGGAACTTCACCCCACAGCCTGGGCACTCGACTCCAAAACGGTTGAGCTGGCGCTGGCCGCACGCGCTGCACGCCGGATGACGGCCTTCAAACGCCGTTCGTGCGCGATCAAGCGCCAACAGGCCTTCAGCCTCAAACGCCGCAAGATCGCGCGTGTGGCAGGCGAGCCCGGCCCGGCGCTGGGCGTCGAGGTGGAAGAGGTGGTCCGCAAAGCGGTAATATCCCCACGCCATGGTGCGGGCTGGCAGACGCGCCTCCATGCGAGCCCTGGTCTCCTCGTTTGCCCCAGCGGCCTCACGGCGCGTCTGGGCGCGCGCATAGTCCTGCTCGAACATCTCTTCGAGGGCCATGCGCACGCCTTCAGGGTCTCTCCAAACATCAATCGCCATCCTCTTCGACCTTCGGCGCTGCGGGAGCGAACAGTACATCGACCGCCGCCACCTTGTGGTAGGTGTCCATCCACTCGGCAATTTTCTCGGGAGAATCAGCGAGGGACTCGCCGGCGCAGTCATAGCCTTCCACGCTCACGATCAGCTCGTCGTACAGTTCGGCCAGCGTGGGCTGCGCGCCCAGCCACAGCGTCTTGCCGTTGCGGCTGCCGCCGACGACTCTTGACCGGCTGCTATCCCGCGAGATGCGGCGCTGCTGCTCGGCCGTGGGCACCTTGAAGTTGTGGCGTAGGCCGTGAAATTTGCGCATCACGCCGTCCGCGTCCGCGCTCCACACCGCATCGAGAAACACGCTCTCGACGCCCAGCGCGATCGCGTCTTCATCCTTGGGGTCGCTCTGCGATACGGCGATGACCGCGTTGGCAGCGCCCAGGCGGTGAGACAGCGGCAGCAAGGCTCTCCATCCCTCGACATTGAGAATCCCGCCGTCATTCGCGCCTACCGCAGCACCTTGGGGCAGCGTGTAGCCGCTTGCGCCGATCAGGCAATCGTCGATCAGCGCCAGGCGCGCGGCGCTGGAATCGAAGCTGTCGACGCGCTTGCCGGATTGATTTTCGGAAGTGGAGAGAATGCCCTCGAAGTAGCGCAGCCAATCTTTTTTGGCGATGCGGCGGAGGGTGAGCGAGTACGGCTTGCCGCGGTCTTCAATAGAGATAAGGCGCGGCGCGTTGAGTTCGATATTGGGCATGGGTCCTTCTTTCGCTTGGGATTTTGGATTGTGTCGTCGCCCAGGTGAAGGACCCGGTCCTGCTGAAGTTCCGCGCAGCCCATGCGGAGCTTCTTGTCCGCGCCGGAGTAATGGCGCGGATGATGCAGATGGTGCGGAAGAAAAAGAGGGGAGACGGCAGGTATTCCATCCCCCCGGTTGGAAACCGGTTAAACGTCCAGGTACGCCACAACGGCGTTTGTCACGCTGACAGTGATGGGCGGCGTGGTGCCGTTTTCGTCGTAGCAGGTAGATTCGTCGCCCTCAAGCTGCCACACGGTCATGTCGCCGTCGAAGCCCAGCTTGGTGGTCTTGAAGTGAGCGTGAGGGATGGAGATGGTGAGCTGCGCAGCCGCTCCGCTGTTGACGGTCAACTCGTAATCCGTCTCGGTGTCGGCGTCAAAGAGGGTGAAGACATCGTCCGTGTCCTTGGCCGCGATGGTCGTCGAGATGGAGAACTTGGGGTTGCCTTTGCGGACGAAGATGCCATACAGACCGCCGCCGGGCGCCTTGTGGACGGTGAGCTGATTTTCAAATTTGAGGGTCGTGTTCATGTGCCGGCCGATGAAGCTGGCCAGCGAGCCCACCGGGCCAAACTGAAGAGAAGCATCCGAGCCCAGGATGTAGCTCTCCGCGCCCAGCGCCGGCAGCGTGGCGATGGCCGCGATGGTCTGCCGTCCGGTGCCCACCATGCTCATCTCCGCCATGATGGCGCCGATCTCGCTGATGGTCAGCGTCACATCGTTGACGCACATGTCCGGGCACTTGTACTTAACCGCTTCGGTGTCTTCGAGATAAACCGTCGTCGGCACCGCGGTGCGCGTGGTCTCGTCGAAGTCGAAGGTATGCACATATGGCGAGTCTGCGCCGACCACCGTGTCGGTGCCCATCAGAAACGCAAACAGCCACCCGGCCAGCCAGGGCGAAAGCTCGCCCTTGAATCCGCCGAACGCGGTATCGAAGCTGGTGATCTGGCCGTTGGTGGCGAACGCGGTGCCCTTGCCGGCGTAGGCCAGGTCGCTGCGACGCGTGGTTTTGAGTTCCAGCACGGCCGCGCCGTCGAAGCGCTGGCGCTGGGTCAGCGATGCGTCAACGAGCGCCGTGTTCCACGCAGCCTGGGTCTTTGCGCTGAGCACCAGGTTGCGGGCGGATTTCCATTGCGAAACGAAATTGTACGGACCGGCCATGTTACTTCACCTCGATAGGATCTGGAACTGGAACTGGAACTGTGGGCGGCGGGTCGGTGTGACTGACCGCGGGAGAGATGGTGTGAGACGCGGCGGCGACGGGCTTGGCCGGCGCGGCAGCAGCCGTGGGAGCGACTTCCAGAATGGGTTGGCCCGCATAGGCTTTGAGCGAAAGCGTCTTGCGCCACTCGCTGGTGAGTACCCGCACCGGCGAGCCGGGCATGAACGTGTAATCGAAGTGGCCGTTGCCGACGCGCAACGTCGCGCCTTTGCCGGCGAAGGCGATGCCCGTCGCCGAGAGCTGCACCTGAACGAAATCGGAAACTGCCGTCATGATCCAAGCCTCGCGTTCGGGCCGTTGTATTGCTGAATGCCTTCGGCCACGACTTCAACGCAGAAGAGCTGATCCACCGAGCCTGTGGACTCGGCGACCAGGTAGGTGCTGCCCAGGCTGCAGGGCATGGAGTTGGTGCCGTCTGCGAGAGCCACGCGCGCGCCGGCGAGCTGATTCTCGATGGTCTGCGCCAGTTTGAGCGTTTGCAGCCGCTCGTCTGCCTTCGACCGCAGGCTCGACTCGAAGCAAAGAATGTCGAAGCCGACCGTTGCCTGGTAGGTGAGCCGCTGATTGTCATGCAAAAGATTGCGCCTGGTGCGGTCGAAGCGGACGCGGATCGCCGGCGGCTTGAGCACCAGTTGGCCTTCGGCGTCGAAGTCCTTGTCGCCGAGCGAGTCAATGTCGATCCAGATAGGAACCTCAACGGTTCCGTAGGCATCGGGCATCACGCTCTTGAGCAGCGCGATCAGCGCGGCCTCGACCTGGGAGATCTGGAATTGGCTGGGAGATCCGCTCACTTCGATGCCTCCAGTCCGGCCGCCTCAGCCGCGCGAACGCAGAATGCGTCGGCGGCGGATTGGAGGCGCTCAGGATCTTCCGGACGGAAGACAAGATACGGCCGCGCGGGAATGTTCTGGTGGCGCGAGTGGCCGGCGACGTGGACGCGAAGCTGATTGCGCGGCCCGGCGATGCGGCGATTGACGATCTGGCTGCGGCCCAGCTTATTGGTGATCCGGGATCTGCCCACGCCCAGGCCCGCGGAGAGACGGTCATAGCTGTGTTCCTTGACGCTGGCCACAGCCTTGTCCATCTTTTCCGTGCGCGGACCGATGCCAACCGAGCCGCGATCGCGCGAGCCGAACTGGTGCACGGCGGCATAGCGCACGTCGGCGCTGGGTCCGATCAGGACCTGACCAGGGGAGGCCGTGAATTTAATGGACCGGAAGAGCCTACCGCTCATCATCAGCAGCTTGTGCCCCGCGGCTTTCTTGCCGTAGCTGCGGATCGTGGACGGCGCGAGCGGCATCCAGGAGCCCGCCGGCGAACCTTCCTCGCGAAAGGTTTTGGCGATCGACAGCAGCATCACGCCGCCCATGGTGCGCATCAGCTCTTCGTCCTGGGCGAGGTTCAGGCGGAACTTGCCCAGCGCCACCGTGGCGCGGGAGTCGTCGACCTGGATCACTTCTGTCATACGAAGCCTTCGATGTTGCGATCGCTGAATGCGAGATGCCGGTCCTTTGCGGAGATCTGCGGGCCACCCATGGAGGTCTGCGGCTGATCGCTGATGGGTTGGTCGAGCGAAGCCTTGGACGAGGCGATGTCTTTGAGAAAAGCAATCGCCTGGTCGAAGCGCGTTTTCACCGTCTCGCCCACGTTGGTCTCGCGGCGCCGGCTGAAGAGCAAGTAAACCGCGATATCGAGGGTCAACGATTGCACGTCGTCGGACGCTTGCAGCGGCGTGGCGTAGCGATTCCGGCAATAGCTTTCCACGCGGCCCGAAGCCTCTTCGAGCACGGCCGACACCAGCGACGTGTTGATCGTTCCGGTATTGTCGTCGTCGGTCAGCTCGGTCAGATCCTTCGCCGTCATGCGCAAAGGAACCAAATCGGCTTGGGTCGCGTAGGCCACTGAATCTCCAGAATCGGTTGATTACTTGATCGTGGCGACGACAGATTGCGTGCCTGACGCGTCTTCGACAAGCAGCACGGTCGAGCCGGGAGCCGCGACGGCGCCAAGGACGAGCAAGCGCGCCGCGTCCTTCTCGCCCAGCGGGATGGTCGAGCCTTTTCTGTAAAGCTTGTGGGGAGTGATCCGCTTTGTCGACGCGTCGGCGTCTTCGCTAATCGGACCTCCTAAGATGTTCCCGAGAGCGCGATAGTTCTTCTTCGCTGGCGATGCAACGGACTTTGACGTGGACTTCGAGTCTGCCATTTTTCTCCTCTTCCAGATTACTTAGATTCACAAAAGGCGCGCACTCGGCGCGCCTCGTGTGAGCACTCAAGGGCCCCGCGCCCTACTTTTCGCGGGTCTCGGTTGTCTTGCTGTCCTTGGCTGGCTCGCCGCCCTTGGCGTCGTCATGGGTTTCGGTGGTCTTCGTGTCCTTCGCGGGCTTCGCGTCGGCGTGGGTTTCCGTGGTCTTCTCGGTGCGGTTGGAATCCATTGTGGTTCTCCTTCTTCCCCGTTTCAAAAGGGCGCGCCATTATGAAAGCGCGCCTCTTTCTTTCATCCAGCTATGTCCCGCTTAGCCCTCGATGTCGCTGGCGACAACTTCCATTGCAACCGGCGGGTAAGTGCCCAGGCAGTTCAGGATCGGAATGCCGGTCTCCTGGGCCGTAACCCGGAGATCGTAATACCAATCGAGAGAGACCCAGGTCTTCTTTTCGCTGAGGTGGGTCTCCGGCCACACCATGACGCCCATGCCGTCCGTGCCAGACGAGAGTGGCTGGCCTGGGGCGACCGTAGGCACACTTGCCGGTCCAGGATAAACATTGCCATCCGCGCCGGTACCGCCCGTCCAGCAGAAGGTTTTCGCGCAGGACATGTCTTGCAGGTTTTCCACCTGCTGCGCGAAGCCAAGGAAGCAACAGTTGCCCCAGACCCAGGACTGGATATTCTGCTGATTGAGCCCAACCGCGCTGCCCCGTATCACCTTCACGCCGAAGACCTGGCCGAGCATCTCGTCGGTGATGATGCCGCCGGCATTGGTGAACTTGAAGCGGTCGATGATATCGGGATGGCTGCGCAGCACGAGCGCCACTGGGTCGCTGATGGCGAGGACCATGTCGGCATCCTGGATGCCGGCCTGGCGCAGAAGCGACTTGTACTGCTCGAAGAAAACGATGGGATGCGATCCGGTGCCCGTCTCAGGGGTCGCTGGATAATTGTCGAACTGATTGGTGCTGGTGAGCGTCACTCCATTTGGAAAGTTCGACGTGTTCATCAGCAGGGCGACGACCTCAGCTTCATACTTCAAATGAAGCTGATCGATAAGCTGCTTGGTGAGCATCTTTTGCTCGCTGAATCCGAAGCCGAGGCCGTACGACTCCGACTCGAAGGGGATAAAATCTTCCATCGCGTGCGACTGTGCCGCGTAGGGCGCCACAGAGAAACTGCGGCGAGTTCCGCTCGGGCGGCCGCCAGGAGCGCGGAGCGTGGAGAGCGGGATTCTCAAGTCGTCGGCGTTCCACACGACATACTGGCTGGACTGTTTTGCCACCGGAACGCGCGGGGCGAAGTAAGAGCCAATGAGCGCGTTGTTTTTGCGCTCCTTGGCAAAATTTGCAAGGGCAATCTGAAGCGGCCCTGCCGGCATCGACGGTGCGTATCCACCCATGGAACCATCCTCCTGTCCGCCTTCGCGGAGTGAAATCTAAACTCGGTGCCGCTGCCTGTGGCGCTGCCTGAAAATCTCCGGCCGGGGTTGGCCACCCTGGCCGGGAATGCTGTGAGACAGCCGGACTCTTACTTGATCCGGTCAACCGTCGCCGGCTTCCGCCGGCTAACTTAAACCTCGCTCAGAGCCGCCGGCGTCGGACCACCGATGCTGCGGACCATCCACTTGGTGTTCACGGCCTCAAGAGTGATGATGTCGCCGACTGCGGCATACGTCACGGTGTCCTTGGTGCCGTAGATCGCGTCTGCCGGGGCCGTCACGGTATGTGCGTGCCCGGTGGTCGCCACGATCGTGAGGATCGTGCCGTCCTGCGCTGCGGTGGGAGCCGCCAAGGTCATCGCCAGAGCCGCCGCGCCGTTCAATGCGTAAGTGCCGGGGATAAGCGGGATCGCGCCCGAGGCCGCGACATAGCTGACTTCGTCGCCCGGCGCCATGATTCCAAGAGGCGCCACGACCAGGACGGTAGCGAAAGAGCCGGGCGAGACGTAAGTCTGCGCTTCCAACGCAATCGCGACGACCGGCTGGCCGGCCTGCGCCGGTATCAGTTGGCCCGATGCGTTGGTTGTCAGCGGCTGCAACGCGGTGATATTCGCGCCGATCTGCGCCACCGCCATGCCGAGTTCAATCACGGCAACGGGGTTCGTAGGCGCGGTCGCGTTGGCGCCGACGACCTGATCCTCTTCGATGATGCCGAGCGCGGCCGCGGCGGTCGCGGTGATCAGCAGGCAATGGAACGCGTCGGAGCCGTAGGTAACTGCCAAGCCGCGCGCGTAGCCGGTTACGGAAGCAGCCAGCAAAGATTCCTTCACCGGCGCGCCAATCGGGGTTTTGCCTTCAACGTAGATGTTTGCCATCGCGCCCTCCTGGGGCTAAAGAAATTCTTTTGAACCTTGCGCAGCGGAGGCCTTAATCCCGGCCTCCGCAGCAGGCAGAAACTAGACAGCGCCGCCGGTCGACCTGCCGGCCTGCATCAGTTCCGGCTGTTCGGCCTCGATTTGGGTCATTGCCTCTTCGAATGTGATCTTCTTCTCGCGCTGCCGATCCTTCACCGCGTCGGTGAATACGTCTCCGGTCGTAGCCTTCCCCTTACGAGGTGCGCCGCCTTCAACCATGCGGCCGCCGGGAACGATCTTGGGCAGGCCTTCAAGGAAGAGCACCAGCGTTTCCAGCGTGGAGACCTTCTTCTTCGCGTCGCCCTCGCCGAACTCGACTGTGACGGTGGACTTGGCCAGCTCCTCGAAGACCGGGCCGAGGCCCATCTTCTCGAAGGCTGGAATCCACTTGCCCGCGGACTTGAGGCGGGTGACGGCTTCAGTGGCGCGGAGTTTGATCTCGCCGCCGGCGATGGCCGTCTCGCGCTCGGCAAACTTCTTGCCCTGGTCGGTGAGCTGCGTTTCGAGAGCGGTGACCTTGGCTTGCAAGGGCGCGGCAGCGGCCGTGGCGGCCTCGTTGACGAGGCGCGTGATGTCGGCTTCGCCAAAGGTTTTGGGCTCGGAGCTGCCCTTGAGCAATTCCGCGAAGAATGCCTTGAACTGCTCGAATCCGGTTTTGTTTTCTGCTGCCATTGCTGCATCCTCCGCGAAGTCCACCTCAATGAACTTCTGACCGTGATCGTCGAAAGCGACGTCCTGCAAACCTTTGACTTCGGGAGGCATCGCGCCCAGATAGGCGACGTGGCGCAGCCCGGTGATGTTGCCGTCCGCATCGCAATAGAAGGCGGCGGAACGTTTCTTGTAGCGCCCGGCCTTGCGGGCCTCGGCAAAGTTGGGATCAACCTGCTTTTCCTTGGCGGAGAGCGTGTTCCCCTCCACCGAAAGTCGATCAACCCAGCCGAAGGCCGGCTTGTTGTCGACCGGATGGCCCACGGTGACCGGGGCTTCGTGAAAGCTGGGATCGTAGTTTCTGACCACGCGGTCGAGATCGGAGCGCGTGATGTTCCCCTTGCCCGCGCCGCGATAGTCGCCGGCGCGGAAGATTTCAATCCACGGCGACGCGAAAGATTCCGCGTACGTCTGGGTCAGGTGGTTCTTCACGAAGTCGGTGGTGTCTAGATTTTCATCTTTGGCCTTGAGCACGATCTTGCGCGCGGTGGGCGCCTTGGCGCTTGACGGCAGATCGGTGTGCGCAAACATATCGAGAGCAGAGTTGACGTGGGCGTGAGTGTCGAGCGGAAGGTGCCAGCTCTCCGGATCCTGCGCGTCGCCCACGTAGGCAAACTTGTCCGCCGTAAGCGCAACGCCGTCCACTGTCTTGATCTTCGCCATTGGGTTTACGCTATCGGGCTGTGGCGCGTAACGGCGCGGCTACGGTGCAAGCTGGAAGTACTGTGGATGCTGGAGAAGTTGCTGCCGCGCGCGGGGAATCGGAGACCGGTAAAACCCGGTAGCTGTCTGATATTCTACAGCGCCGTCAAGGTGTGGAAGCCGGGCGCGGGGATCCCGAGTCGAGCCAGGAGCGGCAGGCGTTCGAGACCGCCTTCGTCGCTTCCCTTCGGCGCGTCTTCAGGCAGCACCGGGATGACCGAGCAGCGGCAGTTGTAATCGTTGGGCGGATAGATCTTGAGCCACACCGGATCGATAGCCCGCGCGCAGAAGCCGTCCAGGGCCGCATGCGCCGGGCGCACGCACAAGTCTCCGACCGTCCAGTACTGCCAGTAGGGCAACGCCTCCATCAGGCTCGGCTCTTTCATTTGCTCAAGCCGGCCCGCTGAATATGCTTTGCCCGTGTTGGTCTGGAAGACGGTGTCCAGTTCGAATGCGGCCAGCTTCTGGATTCCGGCCTCGGTGGTCAGCTCGTTCACGGCTTTGTGGAAGTCCGCGGCGGTTCCACCCTTGGTCAGCGTCTTTTCCAGCGCATCGCGAATCTTCGCAATCAACCTCTGATCGCTGATTCCCGATATGGTGAAGGCATCGTTGCGGTAATGCTGCTGCAGCCCGTCGAAGACTTCGCGCGTCACCGGCGTGAGGTTGCGCAGATACTCGATCGCGCCCGTGGCCGGGATATCGAAGCTGAAGCCGATGTTGAGCGGGTCGCTTTCGGCGTCATCTTGAGAGTTATCCTCGCCGAAGACCCGCGCGCGGCCCATCGCCGTTGCCAGCAACACCGGACGCCGCGTCTTTTTGACGGCGAACCGGCCGACGTGGAGGCGGCCGAGAAGGTTGGCGGCCGCCAGATGCCGGGCGAGCAGATCGCCGAGCTGGATCTGCGCGACGTGCGCGCTTGAGGGGGGGCCGAAGGCCATGCCGTTACTCCTGCGGCGCTACGGCCGTCGCGGCGATATCCCGCACGCGTTTGGCGAAGATGCCCTTCGCCTCGGTCTGCAACTGGGCGAACAGCGTGTCGTACTGATCCATCTCCGCGCGCATGGCGGCCTCGGCCTGCCTTTCCGCAAAGGTCGCGGTCGAGCGATCGGTCAGCGCGACCGGCGGCGCGTTCACGTTGGGGACAAGAACCTGATCCGGATCCTCGCCCTTGGCCATGGGCCGGTCGTAGCGGTCGGAGATGTAGCCCACGGTGAAGAGCTTGCCCATGCGTTGCAGCCCGGAGTCTACCGTGAGAGCGAGACTCAGATCCTCGGCCTCTTCCAGATCGAATTGCCAGACGGGCATGGGAGCCTTCGGCCCAAAGTTCCAAAGGACGAGAGGCTTGATGAGCTGCTGATTCACCACGGACTGCAAGCTGCGGCACAACTCGACGGAACGTTTGTCCAGCGTGTCGGCGTGAGTCGAGCCCTGGGCTTTCGATCCCGTACCGCCTTCGTTGCCGAAGCTGGTGAGCGTTTCGCCCAGCGTCCGCCGCGCGATCGAGTACTGCATCGCCTGAAAGAAATTCTCGTAGACCCGTGGATCCTGCGAGCGCGCGATCTTGAGCAGATCCTTGTCGTACTCGAAGCCCTTGGGCACCGCGACGGCCACGTTGTCAATGAGCGCCTGGGCGATGTCCACCGCCTTCTGGCGCTCCGACTCATTGTCCGCATCGTTGTAATGCACCACGGCCGTGCCCGGTCCCTTCTCCGCGTACTGCATCCATAGCCGCTGGATGTTGCGCTTGAACCATGAAGGCCAAAAGACGGCCTTGAGCAGCGGACGACCCATGCGATTGCGCGAGCGCTTGCGGTAGCTGAAGACAAGGAACTTTTCCTCAGGCACCAACTGGCCTTCGGACGCCCAGGGATTGTCAAGCAGTTGCAGCTTGCCGATTTGCGGATAAAAGCGGTTGCCAAAGAGAAACAGTTCCTGGG